ACATTGGGGGTCCAACTGGCTGTGGCAAGTCTAGAAATGTACTCTATCGAGAGGATGGAAGTGTTGACACCGATGTATATCGAGCCACCAATGCCAAGAACCCATTCGACAAGTACGATGGTGAATCACACATTGTCTTTGAGGAGTTCCGAAGTCAGTACACATGCCGGGACATGCTAAACTGGATAGATGGACATCCTTTGTTACTGCCAGCACGATATGCTGACCGTATGGCTCATTTCACTAAAGTCACAATCCTATCAAACTGGAGATTTGAAGAACAGTACCAAGGCACTGCTCGGGATTCGCCTGAGACATACAAAGCATGGCAACGACGAGTAACCAAGGTGTCACACCTTTGGGAATAGTCTTACGACTACTTCCTGCGTCTTTTTGAGCGGGATTTTCTTCCACGCTTTTTACCTCCAAGCATTGGCTTCCAGCCTGCAACATGGGCGGCAATATCAATGGTTATGGAATTACCTGAGTAATCCAATTCATCTACAATAATATCGAATTGACCTGCCATTATACTGATGTATAACGCTGGGTCAGGTCGCCATTGAAAAGTGAACGCTGTATCGTCACTGGTTGGAGTCCAAGCAAGTTGGAACGGAATAAATTCCATTTCTTGCTGTGCGACATTAGACATTCCATTCCAATAGAATCCTTCATTGGATACGAAATCGGAGATTTCTCCGCTAGGTGTAGCGATGGTATATCCAGTGGAGAATGTAGGAGTATCCATAAACTGTGATACTGGTTGGCGGTCAATATTGTAGACCTTAAATGCGGAGTAATTCTCGGGACTGAGGTTTTCATTCCCTAGAGAAATCTCACCGAGACCGTCTTGACCTCCGATGGCTGCTTGATTCACAAATGAATCACCATTGAGGTAGTTTTTACGGTCTTGAAGGGACACACGGAAATCATACAATTTGTTGCCTGCAACATTGATGCCGTTGAGTTTCATGCCTCTTCTGACTGCGCCATACGCATTCTTGTAAGCGGCAACTCGTCCTTTAGATGGAGAGTAGTAACGGATAAATCCGGAGATACTAGCGGAACCAGTGCCACCAAATTCACTACATGTCATATCCAGTCCTACCAACTTCATGTTGTTGGAATTCCTAACCATGTGTCCTAATTGCTGGGTCAGTTCCTTGCTTAAATCGCAGAGGTATGCATCTCCCGATGTAGTCAATCCATCTGCTAGAAAGTTCACTGTGTGTATTTGTCCTAATTGCTTCGCCATGTTAGTCCATACACTCATGAGACTTAAAGTTAGAAAGGGGACTCCTTCCCCTTTGCAAACCCCTACCTTGGACTTGTTGTGATGTTTCTCGTCTAAGCGGGGCTAAACGACCCCCGAACCATTTCTGCACAACTGCACAAGGGTGTCTAAGAGGTAATACTGTATCTCTTAGACTGACTCCCGGCTTATTTTAGTGCTAAAACCGCCTCTCCTTGGGCAAGTCCTTCAATCAGGCCTCTACCTACGGCACATCAATTTCCTTCGGAGATAGAGGTGTTTATGAGTATGAGCACGGCGTACTGAAATTCGTGAATTGACAATCCTACAATTATTATACCGGGAGCCCCACATTTGGGGGATAATAGGGGGCGGGAGCCGTCCCCGAAGGAGTTGAATACACATGAGTAAAAGAAACAGAAGATATTGCCTGACTTTGAATAACCCAACCACTGAGGAAATCACTCACATAGAGTCGATGTCCCCTCGCTTTTTCAAGCGTGGATTTATGGCCTTGGAATATGGTGCAAAAGGTACACCACACATTCAAGGTTTCATCAACCTCAAGAATGCCAAGACTCTCACAGCAGTCAAGAAGTTCATGGGTTCAAATCGGTTCCATCTAGAGCAAGCAAGAGGCACAGATTATGAGAATTGGAACTACATCATGGAAACCAATGAAGGCAAGCAGCAAGGGATTCCAATCGTTGTTTGGGGAGATGAACCGCAAGAAGAAGGGGATTTAGATGCATGGGAAGATATTCTACAGATGATTGAAGGCGGTTTCAACAACCGACAAATAATCAGAAAATATCCCGGAATCGGTGTGCGATGTAAATCTGCGATTGAGAACTATCGAACCGAATTCGAGTGGGCAGAATGCCGTGTATGGAGAGATGTTGAGGTGGAGTACATTGGGGGTCCAACTGGCTGTGGCAAGTCTAGAAATGTACTCTATCGAGAGGATGGAAGTGTTGACACCGATGTATATCGAGCCA